TTTGTGGCTGGTCTACTTCAGTCCAATATGTACCCCAATTTGAACCCGAACCAGGCTCATTAACTGCTGCGTTTGCTGTATGTGCTACCTTTAAAACATAATAACTACCACCATTTTCAACCCATGAATCCGCTGAAGTCGATAACCAAAGGTTTGTTTTTACTTCTGTACCAATAACAGAATATAATGTTGTGTCAGTCCATGCAGCAGGGGTAAAAGCTGACTGGCTGCTGTAATTACCATACGTCAAATAGCTTACGGTTTCGCCTGCTTTTTTAGCCTGGTAACGGTAAATTGTAGCTGTATCAAATTCCTGTGTTAAATAGTCAGTGAAATAAGTCGGTAGACCCTCATCATTTAAAGATAATTCAAATGTTTTTTCGATGTCCAGATTTTGCAGAACCTTTGTATAAATATCGTTTTTAATAAATTCCAGTTCACATTCATAGCTTTGTTCGTTCCATTTACCTTGCAGACTTAAATCACCTGCTAATTGTAAAACAGAATCGGAATACACTTTTATAGATATGAAAGTTTCGCCTGTGTCCCTAACCGTTTTGAGTGCTGTGTACTCCGATCCTGAAAAAATCAAGTTACCAGAAAAATCACCCCGAACCCTTAAATTTTCGAATGCCCTCGATTTGCTTAGCTTGCATTTATTATAGACAGGATTAGCAGCAATATAGCCGCCACCTTTAACGGGTACTGTCCATGATCCTATGTCAACTTCAAATGTGAACATTAATTTATGTATGTGTCTTTACGTTTTTTATTCTTTAATACCCTGTTGCCGTCTTTATCGTACCAAATATTATCAATATTATGGATCCCATCCCTGATTTCCATTTGCACGGCTATTGAACGGGCAGTCAGTTCTGCCAGTTGTCTGTTTTCAAACTTATAAACCTTATTCAGTGCAAGCATACCAGGAATATCTGAATGCCCGAAACCCATACCCCGAACCATTGCAGCCTCATCCCTTGTTAAAATCATTTCGCCTCTGTCAACCATTGCCGGTATTGTATCCCTGCCTTGTGGTGCGTTCTTATCATCCACGAAGTCAGTACCTGAAGCGAATTTAACAGCATTTATTTTGGCTACATTTGCAAGTCCTGTAATAATTACCTGTGCCATTGCCGCTATACTTGCAGGATAAGGAACATCCTTTAATACCTTTGTCGCTGCCGTCCATGTTGCTATGATTGATTGTGCTGTACTTAATATTTTAAATTCCGCTGTATTTTGTTCTAATAATGCACCAGCCAGATCAAAAGTTGCCATCATTACACCTTCTTTGTACCTGGCTTCCATTTCTTCCAACTTCATCCGCTTTTCTGCTTCTGCCTTTGCTGTTGCTGTTTTCTTTTCTTCAGCTTCTACAAACATTTCCAACTCCTGCCCAATCAAATCGTTTTCCTCGTCTAACATTTCATCTATTGAGGTAATCCGATCCCGTTCAGCTTCGACAACTTCAGCAATATTAGATTTTAAATCAGCTTTCCATTTATTGCCCATTTCTGTTTCACGGTTTCTTAATTCTCTACGTTTTGCAGTTGTTTCACGTACTACGTTATAATAATTTGCTTCAGCATCTGCCAACTCCTGCAATTCTGTTTCACTGGAAGTATTTAGTTCGGTTTGCTCTTTTAGTATTTGCCATTTTCTATATGCAGCATCTTCCAAATCTGCAAGGTTTTGTTTTTCTAATGCACTCGCCCGTTTGAGTGCTTCCATACGTTCTTCATAGGCTACCGTTTCATCCCTTGATAGGAATACCAAATCTTCAATCTCTTTTCTGCGCTTTGCAATTAACGGTGTTAACTCTCTTTCTTCCCGTTTTAATTGGTTCATCCTTTTTGTTAACTCATCCGCTGCTGCAACTTCTTCCCTTATTTCTTTGCCTATGCCTGTAAATGATTCCTTAACAATTCTGCCAAACTCTTTAAAGTCAAGGTTAAACAGTGCTTTGAATGCACTACCAAGATTAAACAACCTGTCTTTTATTACATCGATTGTTGTCGTGATTGCTGACATTGCACGGCGGAAAGTTTCAGCACCAATAACAGAATCTTTTAACCATGATACCAACGTACCAAGTGCCACAACTAAAGCACCTATCCCTGTCGCTATCAATGCACCTCTTAATGTTTTTAATGTAGTAATAAAACCACGTGCCCCACTTATAGCCCCACTAAAGCCAGGAATTAAACGATCTAAAGCACTTGAATAATTCCCGACATTTCTTTGACTATTTCCTATGGATTTATCGAGTTTCTTTATTTCCCTATCCTGCTTTTGTATTGTTTTTAATAATTTACCTCCAACTGCTTCATTTTCTCTTTCAGCCTTTGACAGCTCCATATACCTTGTCTTGTTGAGTGCTAATTTAGCAGATAGTTCAGCCATTGAACCTGCCCTTGATAACTCAACTTTTGCAAGCCTTCTATTAATTGTATTTTGTTGTTGATTCTGAACATTTAATTGTGCTATTACGTCTGCCTCTGTTGTTGCTGCATCTGATAGTTTTTTACGTAATGCTAATTCCTTCTTTTTTAAATCATTTAACTTTCCCAATGTAGGAATTGTATCCTTCATTGTTTTGTTTTGTTTCTTTAGCGATTTGCCATTCTCTAAATTATTTTGTTGTAATATCTTACGCCCTTTTTCAACATCTGCAAGATAAGCAAGCAAGCCCTTATGTGTAATCTCAAACGGATTACCCTCCTCAATTACATCCTTATGCAGTATCTTTTCACCTGTTGCCATTGTCTGAATATTTACTTAATTGTTCAATCCTGTTAACCGCTTCCCGTTCATATTCTGAATACATTAAAACTGAGCATGTTTTAACGTCAATTTTTACTCCTAAAATAGTTTCAATCTTTACGGTTTTTTCGTACAAAGTCTGTTTTTTTACTCGTTTGTTGCCGTTTACTTCAGCATTGTATTTTTTAACTGCAATTGCAACTTCGGTTAAATAGCTTTTTTGATCTGGTGTTTCTGTAAAATTCACATTAAAAAGCCAGTCGGTTTGCGGCTCATCCGAAACAAGTAAACCCTGAATGATAGTAAAAGCCTTTCCTACTTTTTCATAGTCTAATGATTCTTTTGCTATTTTCTGGATTAGTTCAAGCAATTTAACGACATAATCCCGCTTTAACTTTGCTAAAGTGAGATCCATTTTCTCAAATTGATAAATCAATGATTGGTATTGTGATTTTAGTAAGGCCTTGAAATATGATGAAACAACGATTTTCTTTGTGTAGTCTGGAATTTTAAGCAAGTATTTCAGGTCATTAGTCTCATGTAATTTATACCAATTCCAAATTGGAATATCATCTAATGACTTAAAATAATCATATCCTGATTTCTTTTCGTACGTTTTGAATATACTCGCTCTTAATCTCATTGACAAGTTTTGTTATTTCATCTGGTGATAAATTCAATACATTTGTTAAATCAACATTGTCCTCGATCTTGCCATCTTCTTTGTCGCTGTCTCCAACAACCTTAAACAATCGCTTTTCAATTTCAACTTCCATTGACTTATAAAAACTGCCCGTATCCTTTAGCGTTACTTTATCGTATGGTTGCCCTTTTCTTTGTTTTTCGCCTATTGTAAAAGGTGCGTAAACCTGCCCTTGCCTGGCTTTATCAGTTCTTAACTTTTTCCCTGTGGAGGTTTCGCCTTTTTCATACAACCGTTTACGGATCAGATCAGCTATAAACTGCTCATTTCGTGCCGTGTCAATCGTATCATTTAGCACCTCGTTTGGATCGAACTGGCTTAACCTTTTTTTTAGTTCCTTTAGTTTTCCCATCTGTTTTAGGTTTTGCAGGGGTGCGACCTGTTAAAACTTTATAAGCTTTCTTCAGATCGTACCCATACAGTTTACCTCGATACAAATCCGAAAACTCATCAAACGTCATTTTAGAAATGGCAACTTCATTGAATGATATGTTTCCAAGTTTTATCATGCCGTTAATGTTCCGGTTAATGTATCGTTATAGTCGTACCTGGATTTGTTAACCCTCAACTCGTAGACATCACTTGCAGTTTGTGCTTCAAATGTGAACGTATATTCTCCAGGTGTGCCGCTTGTTTCGACTACTCCCGAAGGTGTTATTTCTGCTGAATCGGTTGTATTATACAAATAGAAATCAGCCAGAACCAAACCTGTAACGGCTGTATCATAGTCTGTTTTCACGGTTGCTACAATCGTTGAAAGTGTGTTGCTAACTTCTTCGATAGTTACATCCCAAAGACCGTAAATATCCTCATCACTCAATCCGTTAAAGTCAAGGTCTTTTTTAGGTATGTAATCAATGTCGCCGTCATCCAGGTCTGGATGAAAGTCGAACGAAACGTTCAACATAAATACACCGTCCGCTGTTGCTGGCATAACTCTAATATCAAATGAACCACCGGCCAACGGTAAAGGCTTTACAATCGTACCATCATCATCCAGCATGAAAGCAAAGTTCCCATCTTCGTCAATGATATAAATACCAAATTCAGCACCCCGCCAATCGTTCAGGTATTTTTTGAGTTTTGCGCCACCGTCTGCGGCTTTAATATGTCCCTCAAAATGTCGTACACCTTCACGCAGAAATTCTTTTTCTCCATCATCATATTCAAAGAAATTACTTTCTGCCCGTTCATCGGTTACGTTCTTAAATGAAGGTAGAGGATAATAACGATCTTTCAAATCGTGATCATCAAATAGAGCCTGAAGCGCCGCTTTCGTTACACCTGCCCGTGTGGCTATCGTGTTTTCTTCCTGGTCGCTTCCGTATTTAGGCACAAGGATAATGCGTTGTGCCCTGCGAAGTAAATATCTGACATCCTGCCAGTTTCCTCCGGTATTGCTAAAATAAGATACTTTAGTTGCCATTTATTTTAAGTTTTTTAAATTCCAAATGAATTAATTTTTTCAAGTTTTACGTATGTCCAGTTATCAAAATAATCGGTGTCTGATTTCTGTTTTGTCAAATATTCAACAATTTGATTGTAATATTCAACTCCCTGATTCCAGATACCAACTATATCCAGGTTTGCCGAATCCCTTGCACCACTGATTTTATTAATGTAGACAGTTTCTGCATTGCTTTCTTTGTTGCGCTGATCTGTTTTTGTAGTAAGAAATTCATAAGCAAAGAACCATTTTAACATTTCTTTAATACCTACCATCTCAACTAAAATACCAGCTTCATTAGTCCAGCCTGAAGTTAACCCGTTTAAAATTCTGCCATATAGTGCTTCTTCGTCAACATGGTCAAATTGATCTTTAAAAAGTTTAACCCTGTATTCATAGGTTAACACTTTATCAATATATTTTTTCTCCACCCATACGGCAAAATCATCAAATTGCGGATAGTTACCCAGCATTAACTCAATTTTGCCCACAAACTGACTGACTGCAAGATATTTAGGCGTTGCCATTTACTTAACTGTTTTACGTTTGGTTGTAGGTTTGTGCTTTTCTTCTTTGGTCTCAATTTTGGCCTTGCTTTCCTTTTTCAAGTATTCTGCCCAGCCCATCTTAACCCAGTGTTTAGCCTGGCCAGCAGGAACGGGCACAATTTGCCCGTCCTTGCGTAAACCAGTTTCGCCCCTCAAACCAATTATTTTAACTCGAACTGTTTTCATGTTACTACTCTTTTCTTATTGAATAAAAACATTTGTGTCGGCTGGTCTCCGTGCCTGTTGAGGTCATTAAAAGTTTTACATAACTCCAACCCCAATCATTGGCTTTTACCCATCCGCTCCCGTCTGCTGTAAGTGCATCTGTGATTGAAACGGTACTATCGGCAACCGCTACAAAGGTGCTCCCATCATTAGAGCCGTACAATGTCAATGTATAGGTTCCCGTACCTGAGATTTCATCGGTTACAACCTGGAAATTTAAATCCAGTGGGGCAGCAGATTTTAACCTGATAATTGCATCGAGCGTTTCGCCGTTTGTCAATGTATCTGCATAGTCCCATGTCGTACCACTGGCATCATTGACAGTAGTAAAAGAATAAGTATAATCTGACTGCGCAAAGCTGATCATCCCGATCAACATAATTGCTAATGTTAATACAAATTTTCTCATGATTAAGCCCCCATTAAAATGTTTCCTTTATCAGTTTCAAGTGTACCAATCATAAAAGCATTGGTATTATAAACAGGCAGTAAAACTTCCATTTCAATTTTTATTGCAGTGACGTTTTTAATAAAGTTGGTGCTGTGGCTGTCAGTTGCCACGATCTCAATCGGGCCATTGAAACACAACTGGCATGTTGAAGGCTGGATGTCGCCAATCAAATAACCGCCATCTGTTATGTCTGCTGATTCAACTAAATTCATCCCGCTCACGTTCTGATAACCTAAGTTATTTGAAGTGAGGAAAGTTTTTGAATTTAGAAAATCGCCGATTGTATTCCTGGCATCTGCCATGACCGCGTAATCGAACGGGTCTAAAATAGCCGTGTTAGGATTGCGCTTGTAGGTTTTAACCATCAATGCACGTGCAGCACGCATAACGCTGAAATAATCAGCATTGGCAAATTTACCGGCCATTGCGCCGGCTGCAAATGTATTGTTATTGTCCGCATGCTGCAATCCTTTCATATTATTGCCTGAAGCATCACCTGCAAGTACTTGCGTGTTCAGTGCTTTGATACCATAATCAAGTAAGGTATTACTGATCCAGCTATCCAGCCAGGGACTTGAGCGTAACGCCCTTTTTGATACCTCAACAAAAGCAGTGATTCTTTTGCTGGTTACCTGTACCATTTCAAACCCGAAGGTTGATTCTCCAGCATCGCCGTTTTCTGCTGCTGTGTCAGTTGCGTCTGTTCTTTCACCTGATCTTTCTTGTGGAAAATCCAGCGTATCACGGTCAACAACCAATGTAGGCAGTAAAAGTCTGGAATCGAAGGATTCCTGGTCTGCCAGTTGTGGAGCTTGAAATGGCATGTAGTTTGACGTTGCTGCACCACTTCCATAAGTGCCGCCGCTTGCTACATCTTTCAAATCAATTTGAAAGCTTGCCATACTGGATTTATTGGATAACCAGTCATTAAAAACGCCTTTTTTAACTTCTTCTTTGACAACATCATGAAAGCTTTTTTTACTTTCTTGTGGTGTCCATGCTTGTTTTAGCTGTGATAAAACTGCACCTTGTTGTTCTGCTACGGTAGTAGCTTTTTCCAGGTCTTTAAAAAGTTTGTCCATCCTTTCGTTTTGAACATCAATATTTTTTAATATTTCTTTGTTCTCCACTACCATTTTAGCCCAATCTTCTTTACTGGCTTTGCCACCCATCATTTCGGCTAATTTACCTAAACGATCATTAACCGTTGCAACCAACAAATCCGCATCCTTAATCACATCTTTATCAATTTTTTCCATTTTGTTGATAATTAGATTGTTTATAATTTATTTAATTTCTGACGGCTTACTGTTTAAAGTGTCATATTTTGATGATTCTATCCTCATAACTGATCCGATCATCTGACGGCTTTATAATAAGTGTCTCGTATATATTTTCAATAGTCTTTTTTCTTGAGTCTGAATAGTTGGGATTGTTCGCCATTTCTTCAATCAACTGCCTTAATTCGTCTTTACTTTTAATCCCTAACATCGGTGTGTTTTCATTTGCACCCCAATGGGTTAACGTGCTAAACTCCCACAACTTCCATTCAGAAACCTTGCGCACTGCCTTACTTTCGTCAATATCGTATTTAATTGCCTGTACCCCCACTGAATGCTCTAAACTTTTGCCATGTTCAGCGTATAGCTTGTAATCCTGGTAAGTGTCCTTTGCTAATTGCTTTTCAAGGTTGAACTGTGCTTCCATAACAAGATGATCTCCTTGTTCATAACCTTTTATCGGCACACCTAAAAGTTTAGTTACATCATGATTGAGAAACCAACGCACACGGCCAAAATTCTCTTTCAGTGTCTTTTTAAAAGAACCAGGCAAAGAAATATCACCGTCTGAATCTTCGTTATTAAAAGCATTAACAGCGATTTGAACCATGCCTTTATTATTCAGGTCTTTTACCTGCCAATCAGTCCAGGATTTTTGCTTTACTGCTTCCATTTGTCGGTTGTTTTAATATTTTTAATGCCTTTTCAAGATCGGTTTCTTCTTCCGGTTCTTCTTCTTCGGTTGTTTGATTTACTGGTTTGGGTGCTGGCTCAAGTTCCGGTTCTGGTTCTACTGGCTGAATCCCTGCTTTGTAATATTCATCTGGTGCTGGATTTTCTTTGAACCTGTCGCCATAAAGTATTTCCTGCCCTGCCTTTGGTGTTATTAATGCTGATTTGATTTGTGCAGTGATCATATCAGTGTAAACCTTCTTATCATCTTCCAACTCCTGAACCTGATCCCAGTCAGGGACAATTTTATCGCCGTTATAACCTTCAGAAATAAACAGATTTAAGTTATTGTAAAACTCGTCAACATCTCCCTTAATTACGTTTTTATAAAGGTCTTTTATTGCAGCTTCTTTATTGGCAAATGTAGAACCGTCTGCACTGAAGATAACAGGATCAATTTCGGATAACTGGCAAAGTTTCTCAAAGCTGTATTTAGCATTTTCGATTATTTGTAGCTCCTGGATGTTCAATGCTATTTGCTGCCATGAAAGCCGTTGTGTCGTTGCAATTATTTTCTTCTGGTCTATGCCTAACCCATATGATTCTGCAAATAGTTCCTGAACTTGTTCAGTGGCTTCTTTGTCTGGTATTTCTGATTCATTAGATAATATACCCAATGCCCCACGATTAGCAATAATTGATGTTTTTGCATCATAAATGGCTTTCAGTTCTGTGTTGATCTTGTCGCCTGGTATATACTTTGAAATACCGTATGCCCATGCTCCTGAATCGTGGCGCAAATTAAAAAACCTGTTATGTAAAACCTCATCAATAGATAGGTTGTATTTCGTGCCACCAATATCAAACTCATAACCAATTATCTCGTTCAAATAAACGGGCAAATTTCTATTTCTGATCTTCACTTTAATATTTGAAGGTGGCAAATTATACAGGCTTTTTATCATACCTTCAAAACCAACTGAAGGCATCCCGTATGTAAACGAGTTACCCAGTATGTTATAAAAAGCGTAATCAGTCTTAACAAATTCCTGCCAGGATTGATAGTAATTAGGTTTGTCGATCAACTTCCATAGTTCGCTGTTTGGTGCATTTGCTCCGGTACGCTTTACAACTTTAACGGGTACTTTCGCCACTCTCTTAGCAAGGAAATTAGTAATAATGAAAAGGTCTGGTATTGTCTCAAAATTATCGATCAGGTTTGTGTTGGATGTCCCTGAACTGCCAAATAGCTTATGAAATGAAGGGTTGATAAGTGTATAAACAGCAGATTTTGCCGCCCGTGCAACCTTATCCCGTGAAATTTTGATCGTAAATTCCATTTATTGTACTTAAGTAGCCTATAAAATTAACTACAAAAGCACTAAAATAATAGTGAGGATGTTTGAATTTAACTTTTTCTGAGGTATTATGTTAAAAAACGGGTGCAGCCGGATAAACGATGAGAAGCCACTGCACCCAAATAGAGAATTATGAAACAAGACAAATTTAGTTAAATTTCTTTGCAAATAGATATATTTTATAATTATTCTTTTCGAAAACTTTGTGTTTTTTCTGCCAATTTGATACGGTTTGCCTACATACGCCGACCAATGAAGCTACCTGGATTTGCTTCAGGTTCTCATAACATTTGCCGGTGGAAGTGTCAATTACTACCATCGTCGTAATCTTCAATATCTATTGGTTTTAAAAACTTAGCCCTGTAACGTTTGCTAAACTTGTATTTTAGTTTCAAATACCAAGGCAATTTATTATATTTCTCTCTATTAAATTGGCCTATGATATCACCATTATTGTCAATAAAAAATACTCCTATTTCCATATTTATTGTTTGTGATAACATTCAAAACACAATATCTGCCCTTTGTAAACGATCCAGTTTTTAACCCGTTTACCGCATTCTTTGCATACGGTTTTCTTTTTGCGCTTCTTATTTTTAACTGGATAATCTTCTTTTTCAGGTCTGTAAATTGGATAGTGTCCCATTATATTATGATTTTTCGGTTTCTAAATAATGGTATTTTACCCCCTCCATTAGCTGTCGAACATGATTCAAAGCATCTTCTAAACTACCATAATCTAAAATTGGAGCGTTTAACCATTGGCCATTATAAAAAAACGCCCTTTGACCATCAATACCACACCAGACCCAATGTTCATTAACTACCTTTTTTTGAAAAAAGAAACCTTTTCTTTCTGTTTCTTTTATGAGAACTTGAATTTGAAACTTCCCGCAAAATTCTTTTACTCTGTATTTCATATCTCAACTTTTATTTTGGTGAACATAAAGTAATAACTGCCATCTTCTTGTTCTTCATAATGTGGTTCAATTTCAATGCGGCATTTACCTACCTCTTCATGAAAGTTTTTTATTAAATTATCAACACGATATGATAATACATGTCTTTCATTATCAATTAATTCAGTTAGTTTTTCATTGTTTTCCATATTTCTAATTATTTGAATCTTAAATTATACGAATTTACTTCTTTCAACGTATCACCGAACAACACTAAACAGTTATAGCAGTACAAACCAATAAAAGTGCTAACCCCTTTTACAGCAACAAACTCGCATTCTTTTTCCTTACTACTGTATTCATAATTATAAATCAGCTTATCACCTCGCTTGAATATTATAGGATTTTCAAGCTGCCAAACTCGTTTTGAAAGTGAATTGATTTGTTTCTGAAGAATCTTAATTTCTGCATTGATTGATCCTTCTGATTCGTTGTGTTTTTTAAAAATGTTTTTCATATCTCTAATTTTATATTGTAAAACTCGGTCTTTTATTATACATCAACATAGCATATCTAATGGCAGCTAATGTATCAGGCTCATGTCCATCTGGTTCAGGAATAATTTTATTGTTTTCATCAACTTTATAGAACCATGATTCACAACCTTTCTTAATATTTATTGAACGTTCTGTAATTTTTAAATTGTAACCCTTTATTATTTTTATTCCATCAATAATAGAACCTTTATATTTTTCAACTCCTTGAATATTATAACCATTCCTACGTAAATCTAAAATATTTCTTTTATTGGCTGAATCTCCAAAAATCATTTGCCCCTTTTTATAAGCAATCTCCTGCATTTTATCTACAACAGACATTCTATTTGAACCTTTTATTTTTTCAGCTTCAAGATTATTCTCAGTAAATATTTCATCACAAATCAAATCTGAACCATCAATATAATTATCTACTAATGTTGTCGGATCAGGGCTTAACCCAAAGTCCATTCCTGAAAATATTTTTTTAGCTGTTATTGGTATATCTTTTATAATTTCATAACTATAAATTTGTCTATCTGAATAAACACCAAGTTCACCAAGTCCATAAATCTGCCACCAAAGAATTTCATTTGCTTCTGACTGTGTTATTTTTTCTCCTTTTTCTTTTTTCGACATTATAATTTCATACCTTTTTTTCTTCATCAGTATCAACTCTAATTCTCCAGGCATCATCATTTCGTTGTCAAGATATGTAAGTGAAATAAAATCGTGGTACTGTATGATACCATCTTTTGTTTTTTCATGATACCAAAATTCTCTATCTGGATTGTAATCAACATAAATATTGTCAAATGTTCTATTCCAAATCTGTTCAATTGGGCCCCATCCTACTCGGTTACCCTCATTTATGAATAAATTATTTCTACGCGGCCCTTTACCTGCGTCTAAATTGTGTTGATCGACATTTCTAAACTGTATCAATGAATTATTATTAAAATATAGGTTTTTTTCTTGTTTATTATAATTTTTATCAAAATTTAGACCTGCATTTCTACAAATATTATTCATGTCATATATGACTCCATCTCTTAAACGTGTGTAAGTATCAGTTACTATTGTACTTAATTGAAAAGGATTATTAATTGAAAGTTCAAATAAAATTGTTGATATTGAATAAGTCTTACCAGCCCCCTGACCTCCTTGAATAATTTTAATTTTATTTTTTAGACTTTTTATCTTCCAGTAAGCCGTTGTAAGTTTTACTGACATTTTCAAAAATTATCTTAGTTGGTTCTGATTGTTCGTTAATATTGTAACTGATCTTTGGCTTAAAGTAGTTGAGTAGTTTATTGTACTGATCGAGAAATTCATTATCTGGCAGCGATTTAAGCACTTTTACCGCACGTTCAGCACCGGACTTAGTAATGAAGTCGCCTAACTGTTCCCATTGTTCTGTGCGCTTGTGTT